GAGCCCAAGACCACCCCCCAGAACTGCTCCGCGCACTCCGTCTTCTTTATATCCAGCAGTACCACCCGCAACTGTTCCAACCAGAGCTCCTGTAGGCCTCGCCGCCTTTCCGATGACACGCTGCAATACGCCTGCGTTTAAATCGGTAGCGCCGGCGCGTTGTGCAACTGGCAGGAGATTAGAAATCTTCAAGTTGAGTGCATTGAAATCAGGTACAGCCTTGGAAAGTTCATCATTCATTGCCTTGCGCACGGCCATCACTGCTGAGTCACTGAGCTGGCGCTTGTTGTTCGGATTCCATGAATCCATGAGAGCGTCAACACCACGTCGAAGCCCCAATCCCTCATCGGCAGACACGAGTTGCGGTATGGCAGTCGTACCGCGAGCATCAAGTTGTGCTCCAAGCTGGCCAATCTCTTTGATATTGGTCGGGTTATTTTGCTTGGATGCCGTCTTACCGAAAGACTCTGCTGCATCTCTGGCTGGCTGGAGGTTTACGGGAATATTCGATTGCAGCGCGTTTTTATTGAGCGTATCTGTATATCCAGCCGATTTGTCGAATGCCTGTTGTGCAATATCTCCCGGATTAACTCCATTCGTTTCGTTCAGGATGGCTACTCCAGGAGTTTTCCCTAGCGATCTGTCGGCCGCACGCGTTCCCATGGCGATTTCTGCAACAGTTGGTGCTATGGCTTTCACGGTTTGCCCAACTGCACCACCAACAGCACCCCCCACCGCTCCTGCGCCGAAAGATCCACCCTGTACTGAATTAACTGCTCCCGCGCTCACTGCCTGCATCGCAATCTTGCCTATGGCGTTCAGTTCTGGCGAAGAGCTCGCAGCCAGTTTCGCAGCGGTTGCCGCAAGCTGAGGGACATTTCTTGCAACCTGCCTCCCGGCCCAATCCTCTACCCCGCCTGGAATCAAGAACTCTCCAGCCTGCTCAATTCCGCTCCCCACTTTCTGCGCCGTATTAGTCGGGGTGGAAAGGTCTCGCGCATACTGCGTGGCCGCCACCGAGTTTGCATGGGAAGGAGTTTGACCGATCGGCGTCGTCATAACGGCGGGAAGATGCGCCGTGGCCCAATCATCGGCCGCCGACACAGTGTGCAGTGCTCCCTTGGCTACGCCCTTGCTGACGTCTGCGAGGATATCGCCCCATGATTGCTTTGGAGCGACGGGCGCGGCTCCTGCAACGCTCCCACCGTAGGAGGCGTATGGATCTGCACCGGAAGAGTTAGAGGCTACTGCGCCCCCATAGGCTGCGTATGGATCACTCACTGATTCACCTGTGCATTCGGATGATCTGCCTTGAACTTAGTGACAGCCGAGGCGGGGATATGGCCTGGAGGTGAACCCGGTATCTGGACTGTTACCATGCCAGATGGAGCCGTTGTCGGCATATCAAAGCTCGGTTGCCCCTTCTTCGCATCGGTGTACTGCTGATGGAGAGCGTCTTTCTTGCCCTGCATCAACTGCGTGTACTTCTGTACGATTCCGGAAATCTGCGCTGGCGAGGAGGCACTATTCATGTCCTTCTGGAGCTCGGCCTGCTCTGAAACCGTAGCAGTTCCAGTAAGGGCCTTAGCAATCTCTCCCTGCACGGCATTCTTCACAGCGTCGAAGTTTGTCGGAGCCGGCGATCCCGTCTGCTTCGCGAAGCTGTTCGCAACGCTGTTGAGCATCGTTGAATTGCCATTGTGAAGCGCTTCCGCTGCCTGCCCGAGTATCTGAAGGTGCTGTTGCGCGGTATTGAAGGCGTTCAATTGCTGCCCTCCTTTGCCGCTGGTCATATATGTATCCATGTGCCTCGCTGCCGCCGCGTCTCCACTGCCGGGAGCCTCCTGACCGATTGCCCCTTGACGAGTTGTATAGATCGTCTTCGAAGGGTCATTAGGGTCAGTGATCTGAGTCGGCATCTGGAGGAGAACCGAAGTCCTAGCCATTCCGGGATCAGTCTTTGTGACCTTCACATTCTTTTCGTATCCCTTGAGCCATGCCGCATCATCTGGGGAAAGAGGCTTTCCCGCAGACTGATCCGCATAGAGCTGCGTTGCCCTACCCTGCTGGGGCGACGTTGCCTGAAGGTTCTTTTCTGTCGCCTGATTGTGACGCGCCTTCTCCGCGTCTTCCAATGCCTTCTGCTGCTGCGCGATGACGTCCTTCTGGCTCATCGTCTGCGCCAACTGCCGCTGCACCAACTGAGGGTCGTAAACCTGCGGAAGTTCTCCCGGTTTCACGATCCCTGCACTCATCGCAGCATTGAGGGCTGACGTGTAGGTGGCTTGGTCATGCACTCCCTGCAGCAAAGACCCAACATAATCCGTATGCGCCTTGGCATTCTCGAGCTGTGTCTTTTTGTAATCAGCAGTGGCCTTCGCGTTGGCGATATCCTGCGCGGTCAAAGCCTGCGCTGTGGGCAAGTATCTACCCGGAGCAGTCTGCGCTAGAGTTCCTAGGTATCCAGCACGGTTAAGCGTTGGCATCCCGGTGGTTGGATCTACCTGCGTGTTGCCCTGAATCGCTGCGCGGTTAGCCTGATCGTCCGCCTGCTGCTGTCCAGCCTGCTGAAGACTGTATTGTCCCTGCTGAAGTGCCTGTTGCTGCAATTGCTGCTGTGTCCCGGCGTTCTTGATGGCATACATCTGCGCCAGGCTTTGCGCATAGTCCTGTTGCGGCTTCACGTTAAGAACGATCGATGGGTCGATTGCCATTATGCGCTGCTCCCGTAATTCGTTGTCATCCCGGCAGACGAAAGAGACCCAGTGCCGCTAGTCTTGCCAAGAAGCCCTTGCAACATGTAGTACTGCGACAAATTCCCCGCACCACTGGTAAGAGAATTGGTAGCGCCCACCATGCCGGCAGCGGTTGCATTCGCTGATCCGGTAATTCCCGCTGCGGTGGTATTTGCCATCGAGTTCGCAGTGGATGCCCCGGTATTCGCGAGGTTAGTAGCCGTGCTCTGTCCGATACCCGCTACTCCTGCAAGCTGGTTGTATGCCTGCTGCGACCCTGCAAGGTAGTTGTTATATTGCTGGTTGTACGTCTGATCTGCGAGGCCGGTGGTATACGTATCCATAGCCTTCGCCGCCGCACCCGAAAGCAATCCTCCCTGTGCGGCCGCACTGCGCTGAATCGCCTGATTGCCCTGATCTAAGGTGAACTGATAACCGGGCGTACTGGAAACCTGACTCGGGTTCCATGGTGCGGCAAAGCCTGTCTGATTGGCTTGATCGCTGGTGATCGTGTTCAGCGCTCCAGTTCCGGCCGCAAGATAAGGAGCAGCATTCGCCTGCGTTTGGTTCCATTCCTGCTGCTGTATGGCGTTGGCGCTGTTGGCAGCGTCTGTCGCTGCGCTGGATTGCATGCTGCTGCCAGCCAAAGATGCTCCAGCACCAAGCACTGCGGCTCCCCCGATAGCTACAGCCACCTTTAAGCGCGAAAGCCGCCGAAAATGGCGACTGTCCAGCATCCACATTTCCATAGTCATTCCCCCAAAACCTTCGTGTACAGGTACTCCGTGCGACTCCAGCCAAGATGCTCAAAGATTCGGCTCTTATCCGCGCTGCACTTGGTGCCGGTGAAAGCCTTCTTCACCCCCCGCGCCTTCCATGCCTTCTCAACTTCTTTGAAGAGGTTGATTCCCACGCGCCCAGCACGGTATTCGGGAAGAATGAAGTAAAGATCAGTGAATGCGTGCAGGCTATCGGCATAGTGCAGATGCACCTTGAGAAAGCTGACGTGGTAGCCGATCACAACACCATCGCGCCGAACAATCATCGCCTGCACCTGCCCGGCATCCTCCATATGGAAGTAAGAAGGCCAGTCAGGATTCAGCTTGATCGTCTCTCGGTCGCGTGCTACTTCCTCCCAATGCGCCGGGAATAATACTTCCATCTCTGGGCGAACATCGCGAAGCTGCTCAATCGTATAGGTGATCATGCGGTCCTCAAATCCACCACCATCGCAATACGGTCGTCTGCGGAGTGGTTCAACACCGAATGCTCTACTCCATTGTCGAAGTGCCAAACATCCCCAGAGCGAAAGGTAACCTGCTCATCCCCGCACTTGAATATGCTGCCAGGAAGATTCTGCAGGGCAATCTGGTAGCGCGTATAGTACTGTGCGCAGCTACCGCCGTCGATATGTGGTGCGATCTCTTTTCCCGGAGCCATGCGTGAAATCAGAATGCGGCCGATACGCTCGGCCTTCACCGCGCGGCATAGGTTGAATACGATCTCATGCGCCTCTGTGAGCACGCTCCATGCCGGATACCATACGGTTTCATGCTCATCGATAACCGATGCGTCCTGAGCCGACTGAAAGCGCAATAGGATGTCGTCTACCTGTTGGTGCGGGCTCTGTGGGTGCGTCGTGCGCAGCGTGTTCTGATTCCAGAGTTCAGGATGAAGCTGGATCTGATGCAGAAGAGGGTTGACGTTGATGTTTGCCGCAAGCTGCTGAAAGTTCCTCACTGAACGAGTACCCCGCTTGCCTGTATCACCAGTCCCGCGGCGCTCGCATCACCCGCGATCGAACCTCCCGCTGAAAGTACATGACCTTCAGCTACGAATACCTCTTGCGTTGCTCCCGATGCCACCGTCTTTGCGCTGACGAGAATCGTTGCTGCCGTCGATGTCTGGCCAGCCTCAAGAAGATAAAGATTGAAGTTGATTGCTTCTGTTGTGGGGTTTGCAACGGTAAGTTTGCGGATCTGCGCTGAGGTAAGAACCGGCACCGTATAGAGCGCCGCTACAGCCAGGGGAAGTGCTGTTGCCGGGATGAGAGGACCTGCTGTTACTGCCATAGATAGCTTCCTTTATGGGGCATAGTAGGGAATCTTTACGCTGGTTCCATTGATGGTCAGAGAGATATACCCAAGTGGGGATGCGGGAAGTGTGCCGGCCGCTCCAGTGGTCGCTGTCGATGCCGTAGATGCATTTGAAAGGGAAACGGTTCCTGTGAACTCCGGAGAATCAGTATTGAACTGGGGAACTTCGGGGATTACGTTATCTGGATCGAGCCCGCGCCAGATCGGTAGCAGAGCGCTAAGCAAATCAAGATCATCGATCGAATCGGGATCTATTCCAGCTCCCCCCTGAGAAGAGTTGTCGCTGATTGTCGTAGAAGTGTTGTTATTGGTGATGTTCTGCGTAATCTGCGTTACTGTCTCAGATACGGTCCCGCCAGCCCGCAGAAACATCTTTTGGAACCACATCACCCACTGCGGAGAGCAAAGATTATTGGAGCCAATAATCGGTGTCTGGATCGGCGGAGGAGCCAGTGTAGTAAGAGCGGCTGTTGCAGGTATCGGTGTTGTGCTCATGACGTACCCGGTTCCAAATCGATATATGCATTCACAATGGCGACAAACACGTCATCCGTCACGGTCACGCGAAACACCCTCTGCCGGGTACGTCCCAGCCGTCTCCATATCGCCCGCGCCATGCTGTTACCAATGGCTCCCAAGCTTATGAAGTACTGGTTTGACCATGTATTTCCGCCATCGTCGGACCACTGAAGCATTGCCTGAGGGATGATCGCATCGCCGTCTTTGCCCAGACCCATGTGCATATCAAGCTGAAGCTTCGAGATAAACAGATTCTTCAGTTCGTTATTCACATAGGGCGCGGTTCTGATTCTCGATATGGGGTTTCCATTGTCGTTATAGGTCAGCGGGTCCAAGTGGTAGATGTTGCCGTTGGCATAGTCGCCGACGAGATGAATACCGAAGCCTACTGTGTGCGTCTCTGCACGGTGTCTTTGAAGCCCAATGCTTGGACCGGTAGCTGTATATGCTCGTTCGTGCCAAAGCTGTGTAGCTGCATCGTAAACCCACGTTGCATTGCCAGAGGGGAAGTTCAGCACGTAGAACGCATGCCCCTGAAGCTGATAGGAGAAGCTGGTAGCATCGCTTATCTTCGGGTAAGCCGCGATCGCCTGCTCCATCGCGTGCGTTGATGCTCGCACTGGCTGGTAGCCGTTCGCCATCCATACCATTCCGTTTCCGGTGGCATCCTGACCAAGCCAGTAAATCGTATTGTCCAGAGCGCATGGAGACCACGGTGCAATCGTGCCGTGGGTGATGAAGGCACCTTCAATGCGCTGGAAGGGGAACAGTTCAGCCCCCGAATTGAACCAAACCTCGGTTGTTTGGGTGCCGAAAAGCCATAGGTTTCTGTGATCGCTCAGCAGGGATACAAGCAAATCGGGTGAGCCTTCAGCAGATGCGAAGTCGAGAGGGTCAACCGAGTCCGCATAGAGTCCGGTGATATAGAACGTCTGTGAGTTCGGCTCGTTGAATATGAAATACCCGTCCTGAAAGGCTATTGTTGTGCCGCCAGGAAACGCAGTGAGTTGCATCAGGGTATTCGCTGTTAGGTCATAGCCGTAGCCGTTAGGACCATCAACAAGCATGATCATCTCGCCGTTTTCGGCCATGCCAATAGTGCCGGTAGACGTCGCCAGCGTTCCACGATTGATGCTGGTGCCGTTGGCGTACAACTCGAAAAGGGTTGCACCGTTTACCGTAAATACGCGCCCTGATGCTGTCGTCAGCATCGCTCGAGATGGTTCAGCGCCCAGGCTGGAGAATAGCTTAAGTCCCGGCGTAGAGAAGAGTGAGGCAATATTCTTTCCTACTCCCGATTCATCGATCTGTGGGAACAGGTTTACCGTCCTCTGACAGTCCACCGAGAAGCTTTGCAGGGAATAGGAAGGACCGACAAACCCAACGAGAGGCGCCATTTATTCTCCGGTTAGGTAATTGAATCCGGTTCGGTGCGAAAGCAGGGCATTATCTGCCTGCAGTAGAACGGGCTTCATGTTGAATGATTTGATCGCAGATTTCGCCGAAAGAGCTCCAGCAACTACGATCTGCGATGGCATCTTCCCGTACTCTGAAGCCAGCTCGAGTGCAAGATTGTAGCGAAGCGCTTTTTCATATCCTGGGGGAAGGGTGATGTCTGCATTTACGTCCGTAAATGCATCGATCTGCGACCAGCAGAAGATGTCAACCGAGTTCACAATCGATGGCACCGTGTAGAAATACAGCGTCCGCAGCGGATAATTGCTATCCGGATATACCCACATTGGTATTGTGGATGCCGTACTTGGAACCACGAATGACTGATACTGATCTAGGTCAATGATTTCGACATCGAGCGTAAGCGGTGCGCTGCTTCCAGTCTGCGTATAGATCAGATTGACCTTTTCAATGCGCGTCGGCCATTCTGTGTTAAAGTCTCCTCCCACGCCCATCGTGTAGCTCATCTTTCCTGCTACCAGAGGGAAATTTTGCGGAAGAATGGCATAACACATCAGCTTTTCTAGCTTCCATGAGTCCAGCAAGGAATTAAGAGACGCAAAGGCGTCCTGCTGCTCGGCCGCTGCCGGCGCTTCTCCGCTTGCCAGTATGCCCAGCAAGCGAAGAGAACCGGAGATGAGGTCGGAGACAGTCACTTATTCAGCCTTCCCAAACTCTGCGGGCGAGTCTTTCCACTCGGCGCCGAGGCTGGCTTCCTCATCGGGCGAGCCAATGACTACCGCGCTATTCTCCGCGTGATACTTCCATTTCGGATAGCTGCTCGGTTCACTCGCAGGAGTAAAGAGCACATTTGTGGACTGGTCAGGACTAACATGCGTGTCAGGGCCGGTATAGAGATTCTTCGCCATGGTTTCCTTTCGGGATGCAAGAAGTAAGGGCGCCATCGCTGACGCCCTATGGTTTAGGCCTGGACGCGTACTGCCCACTCGGGATAAAGCGGGGCCCAGCCGTACAGCACATCCAGACGGCAGGGGAACTGGTCGGTTGATACGTTGTACTGACGAACAGCACGCACCGAGAGGCCAGTCTGTGGGTCAGACTTGCGCGAGGCAAAGTCAACTCCGCCAGGCAGAGGCAGGTCAGCACAAGCCAGCGTGAAGGCATCGCGGTGGTATGCGATGTTCTGCGTGCTGACCGAGTTGGCAGCGCCAGAGGTGACCGTGAGCACTGCGCCAGCGGCAGGCGAAGTATTCACATTCTGGAACTGTCCGGTGGGAGTGATCGCGGGGCTGATGCTAATCGTCATATTGCCAGCACCATCCGATGTACCAGCAGCGGTAACAACGAAGTCCTGCAGTATTCCAGTAGACTGACGGCTCTGGGGGTTGACCGAGAATACGCCGGCAAGTGTGAATGTATCTCCCACATTGAGACGCTGCAGTGCGGCAGCAGTCCATTCGTTGGTGATCAACGAATTTCCGGTTTGGTTGGCTCCATTGACCAAAGGAGCTCCGCCAAGTGCGCCGGTGGTGTGATTGATGACGTTCTGGTCCATATTCCACTTGAAGCCCAGCGCAGTACCGATGTTTCCGGTCTTGTACTGGTCTGCAATCGTGGGGGCAGGATTGAACAGTGACTTCACCGTGTCCACAAGCAACGCCTGCGTCAGCGGAGAAACCACCAAGGAACGCATGTCGGTCGAGCGCACGCATCCGTTGTTGTCCATCTTGGCGCCAGCCATCAGAACGTTGCCGGTGGTGATGCCGGTAGTGCCATTAGCTCCCGGCGTGCCGACTTGGTTATAGATTGCGTTCTTGGCCATGCTCAGGCCATCGCGGTCAATCTTGTTCGCTACGGTTGCCATGGCAGGCTTGATGAAGCGATCGGAGAAGTCATCGATGCGCAGCGCTAGGTCAGACGAGGTGAACTGAATATCCACCCCGAACTGAGTCGTGAGCTGCACAGGGATAGAACTTTCAACCGAATCTTCGATGCTTATAGCTTGGCCGGTGCGACCGAGGTACCGCGGGGGTTTGCGGACGTTCAGGGTGTCGCCGATCTTGTTACCGACCTGGGCGAAGCGGTCATCATACTGACGGTTGACGTTGGCAGCGAAGGTCAGAGAGTTCTTGAGGACCGCCAAAGCTTCGTTGGTGATGATGCTGGATGTGAGAAGAGTATTTGCCACGGATTATCTCCGTACCCTCAACGTAAGTTTGGGTACTCTTTGCGCCGCCATGCCTCATACTCCCGCAAGCTCATCTCTCCCGGGTCCTTTGCGGACGTGGACGATGAGCGACTGACAGGGGTTGGAGGTGCAGGCGCTTTGGTAACTTTGTCCGTCGTCTTCGACGGGGCGGTTACGAACCGTGATTCCAAACGACCAACTTCACGCGCCAGAGCTAATGGATTCAGCTTGGAAAGCCGTTCCGCTTCGTCAGGGTTCTTCGCAAGGAAGTACTGCAAGGCAGGTCCATTGTCGTTCGTGACAATCTCATCAAGAACGGCGCGTGAAACCTGAAAATCAGCATCGGCCATGACTTCATCGAAGTCAGGAGTTGCTGCCTTGAAATCCTTCTGCTTCTCCTGAAAGCTGCTCTGTACGGTTTGCTGGTGTGTCTTAGCCTTCTCTTCGTTCTGTTTGGCTTCGAAGGATCTAACCTTCTGATCTACCTTCCAGTCCGTGAGGGCTTCGACATACTCAGCATGGGTCGCGAAATCATCTACCTTGGGCTTATCCGCTGGCTTCGGTGCTTCAATCGGCGCGGACGACGCAACAGGCTTCGTGAGTGCAGCAAGAGCCTGCTCTTTCCAGTGCTCTTTCTCTCGCGTCAGCTTGTCGATGCGCTTCTGAAAGCCTCCAGTTACCTTGGGTGCTACCTCAGGCTGTTCGTTGCTATCCCCGGTTGCCGATTCCGTGGCGGTTGTGACCTCAGTTGAGGACGCGGCTTCTTGTCCCTGCGTTTCCGCAGGTATTACCTGTTCTTCTAGCAAGGTGTTCTCCTTGGATTTGGCCGGGTGAGTAAGCGCCCGTACTTTGAACTACTACTGCGCGGTAGGCTGCGCAGAATCTTGGGATGGATCGGGTTGCTGCTGCGCGTCCTGTGCCGACTGCTGATCCTGTAAACCGGCCTGCTGCTGCGATGCATGCAATCCGTTCTGGTGCTGAACCTGTGACATCGCAAACTCGTGGGCATTGTCCATCTGGCTAGAAAGAATCTCTATCTGGCGATCGATACCAGCATCAGCACGCTTCGCATCAATCGTTGCCTGTGCCGTCACCAACGAGGCCTGAATGCGCTGGCGTTCAATGTCCAACTCAGCCATCTTCGCGCTGTACGTCAGCTGCGCAATCTTCTCCTTGCTCTGGTTGTTCGCCTGCTGTACCGATAGATTCTGCTGGATGTTCTGTGTCGCAGAGTTAAGATGAGCCGTCAAGGTCTGGTTCTGCTGGTGCAATTGATCCAACATCTGCTGCATCTGCTCCGGGTCTTGCTGCTGTCCCGGCTGATCCTGCAACTGCGGAGGCAACATCTTCTTCAGCCGCTCCGAAATCTCCTGTGCCTGCGGTATGTCCATGTTGGCAACCACCAAGTCAGGCGCTACTTTCATAAGTTCAGGGAATACCTTGGCAAGCTGCAACTGCGACTGTACCGCCTCCTGCCTCTTTGTCTGGTAGCTGGGGCCGGTCGAGATAGTAACGTCATACTTGCCAACCGACATGTCGTAGATCTGCGAGAGGTTCTTCGCCGGATCACCCTCAGGCGCTTGCGGGTTCGGCGGTGTGTTGATAGCTACCGTGCTCTGCGATCCATCCTCGCCAATAATCCTCAGTACCCGCGGAGTGTCGTACACATACGGTATTAGCTCGAGGATAATGCGCCCCGCATGACGCAATGCCCTTGTCAGGTTGTCAATGAAGTTGAAGTTGGAACCCTGCGACTGCGCCTGACGAGCCTTGATGCCATTTCCGCTCGTCTCATTTCCCGGTGCTCCCAAAGCTGCGTTCTGAATGCCAGTGACAGACTTCAGATCGTTCGAAGCCTGCATCATCGCTTCGGTTGTTGCCTGGATATTCACGCCGGCTACGTTACGCTGAGGAGGTGGTGCCGGCTGGCCATTCAAGGTAGTTCCCTTGTAGGTCAGGTATGCATAGTTTTTGACGTTGGCGGTCTGCCACTCCTGCTCATGACCCTCTAACTGGCCTTCAGCAATGATGTATGGCGCCTTCGGTGCAAGCGCAATGGCCTCAGTCGATGCGCTTGCCATGAAGTTGTACTGCTGCTGAGGCTCGCGAGCATCCCGCACAATGCCTTTCAGAACCCGCTTGCCGTCAATGTCCAACTCTTCGCCAAAGACAGGGATGATAGGAATCCACTTGCCAGGCCATTCCGTGCGCTCAAGCACCTCATGGCCATTCATCTTTACCCACTTCACGGCGAAGATTTGCGTATCGCGCTCTTTGGCGATAGTGATTTCCTTAGGAAACTTCTCCTTCTCAAATAGTTCTTTGGCCATCGTAGAGCCGTCGCTGAGTTGCACGATAGTCTTGGTAATCGACTCGCGGTAGTAGTATTCAGCCACGCGGCAGGTGTCTTTGTCAGCCCATCCGTCACCGATCGATGTCCAATCCTCCATAACAGACATTTTGGAGTCAGGATAAGCCTCTTTATAGGCATCCTTGCTCATCGTCTCGATGGCAAACGCAAAGTTCATATCCGAACGGTCAGTTTCCTTCGCGTCTGGGTCAATGTAGATCGTGTGCGGGTTTGGCACGCGCAAGATCTTGATGTCCTGCTCAAAGCTCATCGGGTCCGAATATGCCGTATTGATACGGAAGTACCCATATCCCCCGATGACGGCAGACTGAAACGCCGTATCGTAAGCCGCATCCGCGTCAGAGTCATACTCGATGTGACGGATGATGCCCTGCTCGATGTCCGCAGTCTCTTCGTCGGCTTCGCTATTTACCGCATTGACTTGGATGCTAGGCCGGTTCTGCCGCTGGTCGTTCGTAACCTGACGAGTGAACTGTGGAAGCTGGTTGATCGTTAGGCATGGGCGCCCTTCCATCTCACGCTGACGCTTGATGCCATCCGGCCATTGATCGCCAGCGAAGAACTTCAGATCCTCCAAAGCATTCTTGCGGATGTCCGACTCAGCCTCGGAAGCCGCAATGAAGCGCTTGCGTGCGGTTGCTATAAGCTTTGCGTCCCCCTTCAGTACAGAGTCTTCTGCCATTTACCCCATCCAGCTTCCTGCCCCTTGGTAGGGCGTGTAAGTTGATTTCTTGATTGGCTTCGTCTTCATCACAGCAAGACCAGATTTCACCAGATACCTCGTCGCATCCATGATGTGATCGTCTTTCTTCACGATCTTTCCGTTCTCATCGCGGCGGTACAGCCTGAACTCTTTGCGCCAGTTGGACAGCGTGCGAAATACCTTCAGGCGACCGCTTGCCATGCGGGTCCACACTTCGTAGATTCCAGCCTCTACCGAGTTGTCAGCAGGCTCCAAATGCAACCCAAGGGAGCGGTACGATTCAATCAGTTGCTGCCCGTCATGCTGGCTTCTTCCGTTTGAGGCTGGATCGATTACGCCGGGTATCCAATCACCGGGAGCCTTGATACCTTGAGCATGCACAACAGGCTCAGCGAGACCCATATAATGTTCGCGAAACAGATATAAAACATCGTTATCTCGATCCCGAGCGCCCCATACGACAGCAGTGCGATTCCAACCCACGTCCATGCCATAAGAACAAGGCCAATGTTCAGGAATGTCAAAAGCATCGATAAGTAAATCCTCTTCGGGAACCTGATAGATGACTCCCGATCCCAACTGAGGCACACCTTTGGATCTTGCATCGCGCTGAAACGGTGGCAAGCTTCGCCAAAGCTCATCCTTTGCCTCTTTCGTCAGGTGCGGTACATCGTCCCATGTCACCGTCACCATTGCCGTACCGCTGGTTTCGTCTGCGGCCTCAGCGAGTAGCGTTGTCACCACCTCTGACATGCCCATCAGCGGCGTAAACGTGCAGATCACCAGACCGTTATTCGTCATGGTGCGTATCAAGCACTCGATGTACACATCCATCGGAGGCTCTTCGTCCAACCAGATAACATCCTGCTCAGTGCCCTGAAACGCCTCTCTGCGCTGGTCGTATGACTTCAGGATGCATTGACTAGTCCCGCCGCCTGCGTGCTTCACCTGGAGGATTTCTGCGCCTTCAGGTATGCCAGCCTTCGGTGAAACATGAAGCAAGTGATCACCAAGGATCATCCCAGTACCGCGATCATTCCACGCACCAATTAGCTTGTGCTGGATGATGTCGCGCACTGTCTTGGCTGTGTCACCAGCAGCCCATGCACGTATTGGCTTGTCAAACTTACGGCCAGGCCACCACGCCGGATAAACACCAGTGAGGTGGCAGGCCATCGCATACGCGCCCATCGACTCGGTCTTGCCTACGCGGTTAGCCGCGATAGCAGTGTTCTTGCGATGAGTTCTTTCGTTTGCGAAAAACTGTATATGTGCCGGATAGAGTTCACGGCGATAAGGTCCCTCTTCGGGGAAGTAAGACCAAATCTTCCTACGCTTATCTCTGCGCTCCTTCTCTTCCAGAAGCGCTAGAAGCTCAATCTGCTGAAGACGGGTGAGTGACAACACCAAACCTCGTCAGCTTTGCCTGCAACTCATCGTCGGATAGATCGCCTAGATTGATACCACCCGAATGCTCTATCTGCTGCTTATCTCCATACTTCTTCGCCAAGAGCTTCGATACTATCCACTTGCGGGAATCAATCTGAAGCTTAGAACGCTCCACCATATCACCGGTGGTAGTCTCTATGCCGTCTTCGCTCTCTTTGGTCTTCACGCCGATCTTGACAGTGTCAGCGATAGTTACAATCTCTTCCGCATAGCACTCGGCCTGGACTTCTCTCGCGCACGCGTATTGGTCGCGAAACTCAACATCCGCCGCTAACCATCTGAAGACGGTGGCTTTATCTGGAAATCCATCTTCAGAGCAGATCGTACGCAAGCTATCTCCCGAAGAGATTCTCTCGCATATCGCATCGCCAATTTCCTGGGTATAGCTGCTTGGGCGTCCCATGCTATTTCTCGAACCTTCCACGCTTATCCCGCTTTGGCTTCACAGATAGCTCGGCTACCTGTCTCTCCAATTCCAGCATGCGCATGTCATGTAGGTAGTGGGCACCAATTAATTTCTGGCGTTCAAGAATAGAATTCTGATACAGGACAGGCTTCAGTCCGATCTCATATCCCATTACGCGAGGATTCCATGCCATAGCTTCAGGATATGGAGCGTCTGGTTCGTGAAGCCGGAGATAGGCAGTGCGCGTCGTATACAGATCAATTAGCGCATCAGTATGAACGCGTACCGCATCAGTGAACTCTTGATGTTTCATTTATTCCCTCATTTGTAGACAGCGCAGCGAGTACGGTGTCTAACCGAGATTTTGTGATTTCTTGTCTGCAATGAACCCGAGTACTTGAAGCACGCCCAGCGTCCCAGAAATTCCGATGCCGAATCCAATCACCCGAGACAGATCAGACCGCATATCGCGTACATCCTTGTCAGTCGCATCAAGGTGGGCGTCGATCTGAGCTTCTTTAGTCTCTCGCGCATTCATCCAGCGGGTAGCAGATTCAACACTCTCTGCAGCAACAGGAATAGATTGTCCAAACAAGTGAAGCGTGAGAGCCCCGCATAATGCTACCGTCGCATACATGATCTTGAGAGTGCGCGATACATCAGCCATGCGGGGCCTGCGGTAAGTCATGCAGACACCGGAAAGCTGTAGGTGCAGTGACCGCGCAGCAATGGACTCAGATGAAGCATCTCAGGCGTCACCAAATGCGTAAACTCGCGCTGCACGTTAAGCATCCAGATAGCGCCATCCATAGCCTTCTGGATCGTCCACTCGCTGCAAATCTCACGCGAATCAGCATGGAGCTTGCGATCGTGGAATAGGAGGCCGAGGATATCGAGGTAATCGTATGGGATGCCGATGTCCTTAC